GTAAGGCGGGGGCGAGCAGAATCCCTGCTGCCCGCCCCGCCTCCACCGGCCCACCCTCGATCTCCGCGCTGAGAAGATCGCGCGACGCCCCCCGCCACCCCCCGCCGCGCAAGCCGGCGACGATCAGCATCAGCACGTCCCGCGTCGAGAATCGCCCCGCCTCGAACCGCTCCACGAGTTCGACCAGCGTCCCAGCTTCAAGCTCCCCCTCGAGCTCCGCAAGCGCCCCGAGCGTCAGCTTCATCACATGCCGCTCGCCATCGATGACCAGCCCAACCTCCCCCGCGTGAGGATTGGCCATCAGAGCGCCGTGAACGTCAGCCGCCCGGCCGAGGCCAATGACAGCTCGTAGGTCGCTTCCCCATTGTAACTCCCCGCATATTCGATGGAGTTCACGTGGAACGGCCCGCGGATGGTCCCGAAATCCGGGATGATCACCTGGAAGTCCGGCGTAAGCCCATCGAAGAAGATCTGCCGCGCCCGCGCGTCGCTCGCCGCGTCCTTGAAAACGCCGCTCCCCGAAAGCGCGGCCGACTTCACGCCCGCGCCTCCAAGGATCTCGCGCCACCCGCCCGCGCTCTCGAGGCTCGTGACATCAACGCTTTCGGCGTTGAAGCTCATGCGCGTCGCCCGCAGCCCCGCCATGGTCTCGAACTGCCCGCCGCCGGTCAGGTCGATCTTGATCAGAAGGTTTTTCCCAGCCTGCGCTGCCATCTCTCACCTCGTTCAGATGTCGTCTTCCACCCGCGCGCGGAACGTCATGTCGATCCGCCGCACGTCGCCTGCCCGGACCCGCCGCGCCCGCGCCGCAAGGAACTCGATCGCCACGACCCGCCCCCGGGAGACCGTTAGTCCCGCCCCCAGGAGCGCGTCCGACGCCGCCCCCGCCGCCGCCTTCGCCGTCTGGAACCCGGCCGCGTCCGTCACCACGCTCACGGTGAAGCGATGCTCCGCCCCGTGCCCGGTCTTGTCCGACCGGTCCCGCACGTCCTCGGGTCCCAGCGACACGTATGTCCCCAGGACCGGCCCTGCCGGCACCACGTCATAGATCGCCGCGCCCACGAGCGCCGCGAGCCCCGCGTCTCCCGCAAGCCGCTGATACACCGCCGCCTGAAGCGCGGCCGCCACGCCATAGCTCACGACGCCACCTCCTCCCGCGCGAAGCAGACGAGAAGCCGCCCGCCGCCACCCTCCTCGGTCACGGCCAGGATGCGGAACATCCGCGTCCCCTCCCGGAACCGCTGCCCCGGTACCGGCCGCGACGGCGCGCCCACCGGCGCCGCCCTGACCGTGATCCGGTAGGGCACCGTCGACAGCGTCGCGAAATCCGCCTCCGCCTCCCGCCCGGCTCCGGGCCGGACGTGGCCCCAAAGCACACCCCGCGACGCCCACACCTCGGCGAAGCCGCCCGCGCCGTCAGGCACGCGCTCGACAGCCTCAAGCACCAGCCGCCGGTCGAGCCTCATCGCCCGCCTCCGCCAAACAGCCGCACGGTCCGATACCGCTCCACCAGCGCCGCCACCCCCTGCGGCAGTCCGCCGCCCGAGGCCACCTCGTGCCGATGCTCGTAGTAGTGCGCGGCCAGCAGCATCACCGCCTGCTGCAGGTCCGCCGGAACGCCGCTCCACGCCGGCGCGAAGCCCGCCGTGAAGGTGATCTCCGCCGCGCCCGCCACCGGGATCGTCGGCAGGACAAGCCCCGTGGACACCAGCGTCGGCCGGTGCAGGTCCGGCTCGAGCCGCCACCGCTCCGCCGCGACGGGCGTCACGACCCCGTTCATGTCCCGGATCGCAAACGCCGTGACAGCCGACACCGGCGCCACCGGCAGCACCTGCCGCGCAAGATCGCGCCAGGCCGTCACCGTCCACCGCCAGGCCCGCGCGATCAGCGCCTTGCCCGTCCGCGCCTCCACCGCCGCCATCGCGCCCCGAAGGCACTCCTCCAGAACGCCATCCTGGAGTGCGTCGTCCGCGAACCCGGTGCCGAGCCGCAGATGCTCCCTCAGCGCCTGGATCGGCAGCGCCGAAGACGGCACCGCAGTCTGCTCGACCAACATCATCGAAAGGATCTCCCGCCCCTCCGGGGCATCAGGGTGATGGGCGCGCGCCCCCGCGCCGCTCGGACGGAGGGGAGCAGCTAGACGACGCGGGTTCTCTCGGACGCGCACCCACCGGCCACGCCGGGGCCCTGCGGACCCCGGCCCGACCACTCCCGGCTTAAGTGGCCGAGAATCTCAGGAGCTTGATCGCGGCGAAGTCGCTCACGTCGCCGCCCACGCGCTTCGTCGCGTAGAAGAGCACATGGGGCTTGGCCGAGAACGGATCGCGCAGGATGCGCAGGTCCGGCCGCTCCGCCACCGTATAGCCCGAGGCGAAGTCGCCGAAGGCGATGGCTGTCGCGTTGGCCGCGATGTCCGGCATGTCCTCAAGGATCAGGACGCGGTAGCCCAGCAGTCTCGCGGGCTCCCCTGCCTGCAGCCCGTCCGCCCAGAGGAACCGCCCGTCCGCGTCCTTGAGCTTCCTGACCACACCCGCCGTGCGGGAGTTCATCACGAAATTCGCCCGCGCCCGGTACTGCGCGCCCAGCGCGTAGACGAGGTCCACGAGAACGTCCGCCGGGTTCGCCGCCGTGAAGGCACCCGCCGCACCCGTGGGAATGAACCCGATCGACCCCCAGGCCCAGGACGCGTTCGCCACCTGCGGCCGGTTCAGGAACCCGCGCGGCTTGTTCACGCCGTCGCCCGTGACGAAGGTCGCCGCCTCCGCCCGCGCGAACCGCTCCGCGATCCGGCCCGCGAGCCAGGTCTCCACATCGAAGGCCGCGTCGTCCAGAAGCCGCTGCGACGCCTTGGGCATCGCCGACAGCTCGTGCAGCGGGATCACGATCCGCTCGATGTTGGGCGTGTCGGTCTCCGTCACCGACCCGGTCTCCACCGTCCAGGCCGACGCAGCCTCCGTGCGGTCGATCAGCACATCGTAGGACACCGCGTCCACGTTCACGACCGTCGCGACCTGACGCAGCGACGCAGTGGACCGCAGCACGCTCCGGATCGTCGCCGACATCTGCGGGTCGACGAGGAACCCGCCGTCCCCCGCCACCGCCGTGCTCAGCGCCTTGCCTTCAAGGACAAGCCCGCGCAGCGCCCCGTCCTCCCCGGTGCGCACATAGGCCTCGAAGGCCTTCTGGTGCGGCGCCTCGGCCTCGGCAGTGGTGTCAAGCGCCGGACGGCGCGTCGCGATGGATTTCCGATCCAGCATGGTCAGTCGCTCTTCCTGTTTCTGAAGTCGTTCCGTGATGTCGCCCATGAAGCCCATCAGGGCCTCCTCGACCTCGGCGGCCGGAGACATGCCCGTCCCGGCCCGAGCCTTCGTCTCGGTCTTGCTCATGCACCTGTCCTGATGTTGAGGGTTGAGATCGCCGGCCTAAAGCCCGGCCAGCCTTTGCCGCGCGGCCGTCAGAGCCGCCGCCAGGTCACGCATCAGGGTTGCCTCGGGGCTCTCGCCCTTGGCGCCCACCCGCGCGTCGGGAAGCATCGGGAAGGTCACCAGAGACACCTCCCATAGCTCCAGCTCGTCGAGGCGCCTCCGCCCCCGGTCGTCTTTTGTGGCCTTCACGGTGCGATACCCGATCGACAGCCCATCGATCGCCCCCGCCGCGATCAGCGCCGCCGCCTCCCGCGCCCGGCCCACGTCCGGCAGAAGCCGCCCCTTCACGTAAAGCCCCTTTGCGTCCTCCCGGACCTCGTCCCAGACGCCGATGGGCTCGGTCGGGTCATGCTGCCACAGCATCTTCACCCGCCCGCCAGCCTCGGCCAATGCCTTGAGCGACCGACCATAGGCCCCCGCCGCCACCACGTCGCCGCCCTGATCGCGCTTCCCGAACAGCGAGGCATAGCCCTCGATCACCGTCCCATCGGTCACCGACACCTCGCCACCCAGCCGCGCGAACTTGTGCTCGAGCATCTCCGCGAAATCCGTCATTCCCCGTCCTCCTCGGCCATCGGCGGCAGCCCCAGAAGCCGCCGCTTCTCCGCATCCGTCAGGAACAGGGCTTCCCCGATCCGCTTCCACAGCCCCTCCCGTTCCGCCGCCAGCGCCGGCACCTGGTCGAGGTCCGGGCGGATCTCCACCGCCTCCCCCGTGAACTCGCCCAGCCAATGCGCCACCGCCGCCGTCACCCGGTGCGCCAACGGCAGCACCGTCAGCCGGTAGAACGCCCGGTGCGCCTCCTGATAGTTGGCGTAGGTCGCCTCCCCGGGCAGCCCGAGCAGCATCGGCGGCACCCCGAAGGCCACCGCGATCTCGCGCGCGGCCGCCTCCTTCGTCTTGTGAAACTCCATGTCGGAGGGCGAGAACCCCATCGGCTTCCAGTCGAGCCCGCCTTCGAGCAGCATCGGCCGCCCGGCATTCCGCGCCCCCTGATGCTGCGTCTCCATCTCGAACAGGAGCCGGTCGTACTGCTCCGCCGACAGCGCCCCCTGCCCGTCCGCCCCCTTGTAGACGATGGCCCCCGACGGCCGTGCCGCGTTGTCGAGAAGCGCCTTCGACCACGTGGAGGCCTAG